CTGTATCATCTTCAGTTGGATCGTATAGCCTTTTACCTCTAACTACGCATGTTAGCTCTGGGGTAGAACTAAACATTCCTTTAGAATCATATTCAAACGAAGCTGCAATATAAGCGATTCCTCTTAATCTATGCGCTGAAGTCCATTTACTTAATGATGCAGTAAGCATCGGATCTGCTGTTTGATCTGTTGCTCCATGATGAGCATTAAAAACCATTCTATAGCGTTTTGTAGGATCTGAACCGCTTCTACCAGCATTGGAAACTTGTACATCACCATTCTGGCTGGCTGTACATAAAGAACCAGCACCAGAGCTAACTCTATCTGATCCTAAATAGTAACCTTGCCTAAATACTTGAGAATCAGTAATTGGCACTCCGTTAATCTCAATAGTATCTAATAAAATGTCATCTACTTCGCCAACACTAAGAGCATATACAACATATAAATCTTTAGATCTGCCTTCATTGGTGTCCATGTACACCATCGTTGCCCCTACTCTTCTTTGTCCGTAAATAACTGGAATCCTGCCGCCGTCTGGATGTCTAGTTGCTAGAATGTCTTGACCTCTTTTCTGTAACTTTCTAGCTTGTCTCCAACCTTTAATACCTGTAGCTATAGTTAATATGTAAAAAGCCTTCACAAGACCTGCGAAAATGCCCATTATGCACCCCACCTTATATCGGCTTTAGTAGCATGTGCCATTCCTAAACCTTTATCGCCTGAATAAACTTGTTGCTGGCTTTCATCGGTAAAAAACCTACCTTTTGCTAAGTTCCAATTTGACCAGTGATTTGCTAAAGTCATATTTATTACGGAACTATTTTTATCCTCAGTTATCTCAACTGTTTTAACATTTCCATCAAAATAAATAAAAGCATCAATGAAATTATCATTAGAATCTAAAAATCCTAAATGAATTCTAACTTGTTTGTCTGTATAGTTTTCAGCTTCAAGGGTAGTTCTAAGCGTAGAATCTACATTAGTTAACTGCAAAACCATTTCATCTACTTTGAGTTCTCCTGTTTCGGGAGATTGATTGATTGCAACTATTTTATCTGTTGCAGTGTATTGATTTGAATCGTAAGTAATATCAAAAGCATGATCTGTGTATCTGTAAGTTGTTGATAATGCTAATTCAATTAAGAAGCAAAAAGTATTATTATCTTTGGCAAGTTGAGTTTTTAATGCGGAACTGAAACCTCTGCTCATCCAATTACTTCTCTCAACTCAAAACTAATATAATAAAATCCTGCTGTATCTATAGAATATGTTACATCACCAGTTAAGTAAACTGTAAAATCTGGTTTAGTTGCATCAACGCCCTGAGAATCGCTGAGAGCTTCTACAAGGCTAGGAGATATAGTGATTGTAGCATTACCACTAGCGTCTGAATCAGCATCTTCAGTGATCATATATACCTTGTCTGCTGTAAAAAATCTTATGTAATCACCAGCTTTAAAAACTCCTGTAGTAGAAGCAGAAAATCCTGTTAGATCTATAGTTGAGTCTCCTACGCTATGTGCACCGCTTACGGTTTTTCCAGAAGTAGCTTCAGCACCTAAATTATCTATAGGATAAGTAAAAACAAAAGATTCAAAACTATTTCTTTGTTTTTGTAAAAAAGAGAATACTTCTTGAGCATCCGTTTGATTTAACGGTGGCATAGTAACTGATAAAGTCCAATATTGAGAACCATAAGCTCTAACCACTCTTCTGCCTGAAGCAGCATGATTCATTAGAGTTGGTCTATTATCTTGAACTCTGATTGATGAAGGTATTTGATCTGTTGGAAAAGTGCCACTCATTACATAATCCCCATTTTGCCCCTAGCATTAAAGGCATTATTAATCATAGCAGTTATCATTCCTTTTCTGGATTCTAATAATTCATCAAAACCTGTAGCATCTACAGTATTAATATTGAATGTTACATTAGCACCGCCCATAGCAGATTGCCCTTTAGTATGATCAATGATGGTTTCATTTGGATGTACCATTGTCATAAATCCACCCTTGCCATCTATACCACCTGCTCTAACTCCATAGCCTGTAAATCCACCACCTTCAAAGCCACCACCAGCTAGAAAGTTTAAAGATCTACTATCAAAAAAGCCACCAAAACCACCTATAGAGCCTTTAATAGATGAAACCATTTTCTCTATTATAAAAACTTGTATTAATTCATTGATAACTGCTCTTGCTACGCTCATAGCAAGATTTTTAAAATCTAAAAATTCTTTGTTTGTAAAATCAAAAAAGCTCTGAAAAGCTCCAGTTAATTGTCCTTCTATTGTGTCTGCAAATTGTTTGACTATTGATATATTAGATTCTATTGATTGTTTTATATTGCTAACAGCATCTTCATTCTGTTCTAGCACATTTGTGCTAGTCATTACTAATTTATTATGTTTGTCTTGAGCATCATTAGCTTCTAGTATTTTTTTAGAGATTTCTTCGTATTCTTTTTGCAGATTATTCATTTGATTCTGCAAGCCAATTACTCTTTCCGAATTTTCTCCAAACTTTCTTTTATTTATTTCTAATACTGGAGCAAGATCTGTTATCTCTCTAGCCACTTCTCCAAAATCATGCTGTAACTGAATAAGGGTTTTGTCTCTAGTAAATAAACCTAGAACATCCAATAAATCTAAGAAAGCATTTGCTACATCAATAACAACTCCCTGTAATGGTAACAATGTTGCTCTTTTTAATTGATTCATGGTGTCATTAAATCTCTCAGCATCCCTAATAGCTTTTTCATCAATAACACCTGTAGCAGATTCAGCTAATTCGTCTAATGCACCTGCACCATCTTTAATTAAATTAGCCATAGTTACACCAACTCTAGCTCCAAAAACATCAGCTAATAGTGCATTTCTTTTAAATGGATCTTGTATTGATTGTAGAGCTACGAAAAATTCTTTAAATATTGCTTCAGATTTTTTGGTTTTACCATCCGCACCAGTTAAAGATATACCAAGTTCTTCTAGTGCTGCTTTCGCTTCACCAGTTCCCATTGTGGCTTCACCAACACTCTTAGAAAAGAATTTTAGAGCTTTATTGAATTGCTCAGTCTCTATTCCAGATTGTTGAGCTGCAAATTGATATTTTTGTAAAAAGTCTGTACTAACTCCGATTGCATCAGCAGTTTTACCAATATCATCGGCAAGCTGTAAAGTTTCTTTTCCAAAAGCAACAATTTTCTGAACAGCAAAAACACCAGCAAAAGCACCTGCCAATTTTTTCATAGCAGTTTGAGTTGCATTGATATTTTTATTTACAGAACCGAAACCGCCTTTAGTTTGATCTGTGGCGGTAATTCTGAGCTTGTAATTAGTTGCCATTCTTTATTTGCCTATTCTTTTCCTGTAAATATGCTAGCCATCCAGTATATTCTGACAAGGACATCTTTTCTTCTAATTCTCCTACAGTCATATGTAGGAGTTCAGCTAGGTAATATCGTGCAAATAAATCCTTGTCTTTTGCTACTTTTTTGCTTGCTCTTCCACCGTTGGGGCAAGCAAGATCTGTTGTGCTACTCTAGCAAGCACATCTTTATCTACTCCGTTCATTAAGGCATGTTTATCACTTAAGTCAAACACCTTATTGCCCTCACTATCTAAAGCCTTATGAATTAGTGCATAAGCCATTAATGCTACATCGTCATTTTTTGCATAAGATTGCAATTTAGACATTTCAGCAAGCGTTAACGGCTTTGCATAAATTTTAAGAACTTCATCGCCATCGCTCCATTCAGGTATTTCAATCTCTTTAATTTCAAGAGAGTCAAAATGTGCCTTCGCTCTATCAATAATTTTCATCGTTAGACGGTTGTTTCGCTTAGAGCTCCGTTACCCTGCACAGAAATGCTTGCTTCAACTAAACCATCATATGAAGCTGATCTTGAAACACCAGTAACAATAGCAGAACCAGTATAGTAAGTATCTCCTGAACCATCTCCCTCTGGATAAAAGTTTAGAGTAACCTCTGAACCTACGCTTAATGCTCCTTGACCTGAAGAATCTGTTTCATCCCAGAGAACATCAATACTACCAGAAAAAGAAGTTAATGAAGATAGATAAGTTCTAGCTGAATCACCAAGAGAAGTATCTTCTAATACGTCTGCTGATTCTTCAATAGAATAAGATCTTATTTCTGCAATAGCGTTAGAACCGACCTTAACAGTTCCTTCACTTCCTTTATGAGTCGCCATTTTCTACCTCTTTTTTCTTAGAAGAAGATTTTTTTTCCTTTTGGGCTGCTTCTTCTTTCCAACCCATATTCTTAAGACTTTCAACCTTTGAAGGATGAGCATCTATAGAAACTTTGCCGTCTGGTGAAATTAATTTCATAACTTACCTCTATACTGCTACATCAGGGGCATTTTCAGCCGTCATGTAGCTTACGTTAAAATTCAAAGTGATTACCGCTACTGGCAATTCACCTTCTCCATTGTAATCTATTTCTGTAGATTCTAAATAACAATCTTTAGCTAATCCGTTTAAAGTTGTATCTGTTGCTAAAGCTGTTTCTACTTCTTTTGCGATTGTATCAACTGTATCATCACTATTAGTTGTAGCTTTAACATAGCCCTCAACCGCTAAGGTTAAAATTCTTTCTGTTGTTCTTGCAGAACCAATAACGATAGGCTCTGAGACTTCTGACTTTGTATAAATTAAAAGAGTTGGTGATAGATCTACTTGTAAAGGATAAACTCTGGATTGATATACCCTAGATCCAGTAGTTGTTAAGCCTGTTAGTGTAGTTCCTACCTGCTCTCTTATTTGTTGACGTACATGATTTGCCATTATTGCTCCTCAAGTACCAAAACCACTATTCCTGTATTATCTGGCTGTACGTTTATAACTTTATAAGTAGTTTGAGCTTTAATTGTAGTACCGTCTAAATTTGTTACAGCATCTACAACTAAAGTATCTCCATGACCAGCATTAGGTACATCCGTTGCCTTTGCATGAGCCATAGGCTGACTGCCTTCTATTTCTACTGTTTCAGTGGGGATTGAGTAATATTGTTGATCCATTACGACCTTGATTGTCGTTGCCGAACCCCCTAAAGGAGTATAGCTTGCAGATATTCCATGCCCAAAATCTGCATCCAAATATCCATCAAAGTCACGATCAAACTCTACAGCCATTACTTAGCTCTTTTCTTGATCTTAGGTGTGTCTGATTTTTTTAAACCTACGCTTCTGTTAGCTTTTTTAGGTTTAGGCTGTTCTTTATAGAGTTCAGCTTTTTTGCAAGAAATTAATTGATATGCTGTTGCATCATCTAATTCAACAATATCTCCTGCTCTAACTCTTTCTTTGTTTGCAATAGTATCTCTTAAGATTAAGTATTTCTTCATTTCTTTAGAAAAGGTGGGGCTTTTAACCCCACCATTTTTAGTAGTTAACATTAACCGTCGTTTCCAAGACAGAAGCTAACAGCATTTCTAACTGCAACGTCTATCATTTGGATTCCAACAACTCTAACTGTTCCAGAAGAACTGTTAGTGTAAGGATCAACAATTAGTTCAACTCCACCAAATAGACCAATAAGAAGGTCTGAGAAGTTACCAAAATAGTGATCACCTGAAGTTGGCTGGTTAGAAACAACAACACCATAGTTATTGATTCTACCGTCTCTATCAACGATGAACTGAGCTGTACCTGTAGCTTTCTCAGTTGTTTTAAGAGAGCCGTAATCGTCTGCTCTTAGAATGTAAGAAAGGTTACCTAGTAAAGCGTTGTCAACTGCAACCTGAGATTCCATGTTTACTGTTTCAGCCCATGTTGGGTTAGCACCAGCAAAAGTTACAGTGTTGATACCAGAAGTGTTTTTAATACCAGTTGGGTTACCTGAAGTACCTGATCCCTCTAAAGCACCTAAGTCAATAGCAAGAGCCATAGATTGTGCAATATCATTTCTGATCAAGTTTTCAACATCCAATGAACTTTGAACTAAAAGTTGTCTAGTCACGTCTGTGAAACAACCTAGAGTTTTTGGGCTCATTGTGATTGAACCAATAGTCATTTCTGACTCAGCAACCGCAGTACCTTCACTTGATACAAAAGCAGCAGTAGAAGCAGCAGTTTTCTTTGGTATTTTTACGTCACCAGAAAGCCCACGAAGCATGGTTGCCCCAGCAGACATAACGGATGAAGCGTTTCTTAGAGCATCAACAAAGTCGCCACCTCTGAAATCTTCACCAACTAAACCAGCGTCGTCTGTAGTGTTAAGATCTCTCTGATTCCAGCTACGAAGTACTTCAGGTGGAAGCATTAAACCTTGTGAGTTTCTTCCGTATAGTTTTGCAGCTTCAGCAGAACACTCAAACTCAAACTCAGCAGCTTTTTGAGCAGCTCTGTCTGAAGGATTCGCTAAAGCGTTAATTCCTCTTAATAAGCTAAACTGTCTGACTTCTTTAGGAGACATACCTAGTTCTTTAGGTGTTTCAAGCGGCTTATCGTTAGCAACTTCGTCCAACAATACACCTCTGAATTCTTCTATAGTCATATGTTCAGCAATACATTTTGAAGCTAAATCTGTTTTTCCGTGTCTTGATGCTAACTCATAGATCTCTTTTGAGTTTCTTTTGAGTTCAGCTTTCACTTCTTCAGCAGATTGAGCTTTTACATCGTCTAAATTTACATTATCTGACATTTGTTTTACCTCAATTTTATGATTAATTTTATTTTTATCTTCGGATCTTCCGACACCGACAAGCCTGCTCTGATCTGCTGGTATAGAAACACTAGAAATTTCTAATGGAGTCCATGCAGCCCTATAAACAACCTTATCACCATCTTTGGAGCGATCCAACCTATCTACTTTGTAGCCTACGGATATATTCATGCGAATTCCGTCTACTACATCTTGAAACACTTCCTGAGCAAGTGCAGATTTTCCGAATCTGACTATAGCAACTGTTCTTGATTGCTTCTCATCAAGTGCAAACTCTTCTATAACCCCTATTTGTTGATTCATATTGTGATCCAACAATAAAGGAGCTCTACCTGAATTTATAAATTCAAAATTTATATCTTCAGCTTTATGACTTAGAACTTCTAAGCCAAAAGATCTTTCAACTGGCTCTTCACTGGATACACCAATGCGAACCCTTCTTTCCTCTTCATCAATATAAGAAGCTCTGGAAAGATCAATGCTACGATATTTCATAGGCATTTCAACAACCTTTCTTTCTTCTTCTTCATCATTGTATGAAGATTCTTCTATTTGATCTTCTTCATCTTCATGTTCTTTAGCGAATTCAACTACTACGCTTTCATCCGTTTCAGTAACATTGATAATATGTCTATCTTCTTTTTCCATATTTTCATCCTCTATTTCTAAAGCTCTATCATCTTCCATTTGTTCTACCAACCTTTTTGACCATGCAAAACCTGCATCGCCACCCCATAGAGCCCATGCGATCCTGCCATTGCTAGGGTAACCATCCTCTCCTTGAGAAAAGCCTTCACCCTGTTTATCTACCTCATGCCTAGAGAAGAAACTATACATTCTCTTAATTGTATCGTCTGATAAATTATCTCCATTCACGATTTGATTTGCTCTGGTAACACCAATTCTAGTGCCACCTCTCCCGAACTCTTTTCTCCAGTCCAAGCCCCTTTGAGCTTCTTCTTTCATTCCTTTAGTTGGTATCGCCATCGTCACCACCTTGAATGTTTGCTTCTACTGGAAGTTTTTGACCAAAAGGCTGATAAGCAAGCTCTATTCCGTATTGTTTAGCTAACTCTATCTCTTTTTGATGTTGTTCAAATAATTCCTCAGTATCTCTACCATAAGAAGCAGAGATATCGGAATAGGTAATAGTTCCATTCTGTAATCCTAAAACATTTGCTTGCATTTCTTTCAAAGGATCAATCCAACTGAAAGATCTAGGTATGTAATTAACTGCTCTGGAGAATCTATCTATTACGCCAATAGGTAAATTGATAGCTCCAAACTCAATAGCGTTAGTTAACCATTTTTGATAAATAGGATCAATCATGTGATCAATAATAAACTGCTGATAAAGCATGAACATAGATCTATCTTCTAAAGCACCTTGCCTAATAGAAGAATAATTCACAGATGTTAAATCGTTGCTTAAAGCATGATAAGAAATATTCAATCCTGAAGCGATACTTCTTAAAACACTAGTAATAAAAGGATCAAAAGCAGTTGTAGGATGTGTTGGTGAGAATTCTTGAAATGTCATACCTGCTGGCAACTGTTCAAAAGTTGCTGGCTCTGCTGAAGTCACTGGATTATAGAAATCTTCGTATTCACTATCGCCAACATAGCCGTCACCATCTGGAGAAGTAAAGAATCCCATCTTACATGCTGCCACTCTAGCAGCAGTAATCTCAGCCATAAGATAGCCATTGAGCATTTTTACATCGCTCATAACATTAGCAATAGGGCTGATACCTCTAGTTTGCTCTGCTCTTTGTGGCATATAGATGTGTAATATTTCGTCTGCTGGAACTCTAAGTCTTTCCTTATCGTTCATATAGTCTTTGTTGTAAGGATGATCTCTGTATAAATGATAGGCAACTGGCTTATCGTATTTATCAACCTCTACACCCATTTTGATTTTGTTACCGTTTTGCTTGTTGTAGTCGTTTAGATCTTCGTCTAAATGATCCGCTTCTAAGAATTGAATCTGGAATCCGTAAGGAGATCTGGAAGTTTGTACTGTTCTGATTAAAACTTCTCCGTCTCTAAAAAGAGACTCTATAGCTATCTTTTGACAATCTAAAAAGGATAATCTTCCGTTTTGAGTACAATTTCCTTTTTTACCCCAATCCTTCCATGCTTGCTCAATAATCTGATTACCTACTACGTCTAAATTTCCAGAATCTTCATATCTTCCTTTAGATGAAACTCTGATACCATGATTGCCAATGATATTACTGACCATGAGATTAAGATACCTACCAATATAGGAGTCATTTCTTGCTAGATCTCTAGCCCTATCTCTAATAACTCTTAAATTGTCTTTGATTTCGGCATCAGCAGAAGTTGAGCTAGTCATAAAGTCAGCAAACAATCTTCCAGTGCTTGCTGCTTGATAACCTCTCTTAAATCGTTGTTTTACCGTTGGTTTTTTAGTTGAAGTGTTGAATATTCTGTTATACCAAGCCATTTTATGTGTACGATGTTGGGTTTATACTTTGACTAGATCCAAACTTAACTTTTATTGTATTACCGCTTCCCTTTTTGTTTCTAATCCTATCAAGTTTTAATTCTTTTAAATATTCAGCTTTGTATCTATCTCTAAACAATAATAGTTCATCAATAGATAATCTTGATAATGATCTACCAGCAATACTCATTGAGCTTTGATCTATAGTTGCTCTTCCCTCAATTACAGATTCAATAGCATCAAGAACTTTCTTAGCATGTGATCTTGTATCTGCATTAGTATCAGCAAGATTTAAGACTATAGTTGCATGACCATAATCAACCCTAATTCTTTCTGAATCAGAAGTCCTAGTTATGTAAGCATCCCATGAATAGTCGTGAGCAAGATAATCAGCAGTCGTAGCTGAAGGCACTTCTATAAAATAAGTATCGTCTGCTTCTGTAGCAGTTATAGTGAATTGATGCGAACCGCCACCACCAGAGTTACCGTGAAACTCATAAGTTAATGAATAAGAATCAGTTGGATAATTGGATGCTAAGTCGTCTCTTCTCCAAACCCAAAAATCACCTACAACTAATATTTCTGGCTCTTGGGAAGGATAGTTAGCTCTATCAAATATGTTGCTCAATAGCTGAATCCTCTAAAAAATAGATTTTTACTAGCTTACCTTAACACTTTTTGAACAAATTATCTCCAAGAATTTACAAAATTTCCCTTAGTTTTTACAAATCTTGGCTTTTTTTGCCTATTTTCTTGATTTAACGTAGGTTTTTCACCTATTTTTGATGATATGAGTTTGAAATTTGGGTTTAAGATGTAAATAGCTGCAAAATTGTAAACTAAGCAGTCCAAACTTTCATTCCTTTCCCTTATTTGCTTCCAGACTAAAGATTTTCTTCCTCTAACAAACTTAGTGACTCTTTTTTCTGCTGTAAGCTGTTTGAAATACTCTTCATCCACTGTATGAGAGAAATAAAGATTACAATTCTCAAAATCAGCAACTAATCTGGAAAAAATAGCTTCTTTTGCTGTATCAGTTCCAATGGTGTAAAGAACAGCCTTATTCTTACCAACGAAAGTAGGTCTATTAGCTATAGGCTTACCAGCTTGGTTGCTTCCCTTGATTGCAAAAACTCTTCTGCCTTGTCTTGGCTTAACAAGAAACATTTAAAACTTTTCCTGATTCGGTTTTGAAGCGTTGTTTTATGAAATCATCTAATTCAGCCCAAACTTGCGGAGCGTTAGGATCTCCCCAGAATATTCTATGATCTATAACGTAACAGAGATAATCTTCACCCCATCCGCAAAGAGTTACCTCTAAACGATCTTTCTGAG